AAATACAATCTGAAATCTGCAATTTCAAAGCAAGAATGGATTGATTTAAGGTGCAAATCTCTACCGGAAATAGAAAATGACATTTTCGTTGGAATAAAATATGGGCATGATGGAGAAAATGTGTGCATGGCTGTTTCTGTAAAAACAAAAGACGGAAAACGATTCGTTGAGTGCATAGATTGTCAGCCGGTAAGGGCAGGGACATCATGGATCATAAATTATTTAAAGAGCATTAATCCAAAAGGGATCGTGATAGATGGAGATAATGGCAGGCAAATACTTGAGAAAGATATGAAAGATGCCGGGATAAAGAAAAAAGCAGTATTTCCAACAGGAAAAGATGTGATTTCAGCCAATACAGCATTTGAAACAAGCCTGGAAACAGGAATCATCACACATAATGGTCAACCATCATTAGAACAGGCAGTTTCAAACTGTGAAAAAAGAGTGATTGGATCAAATGGCGGATGGGGGTATAAATCTTTAAAAGATGGCGTAGAGATTGCTTTATTAGAATCCGTTGTACTTGCGGATTGGGCATGTGTAAACATGAAGGTAAAAAAGAAACAGAAAATATGTTATTAAAAGCACCAAAGATGGTGTTTTTTTTAATATAAAAATACGCTACCACAGCGGAACACAGTGGGGAAAGGCAATTTATCATGAGTTTTAAAACATTTGAAACAGAGAAAGAATGGAAAGATGCAGTTCAGGAAGAAATGAACGGTTTTATGAAAGAAAGATTGGCAAGACATGAAAAAACAATCAGGAAAGAATATGAAGGTTTTTTATCTCCGGAAGAACAAAGTAAATTGAACGGAGGATTGTTGGCTGAGATTTCAAATTTAAAAACCGAAAAAGATGACCTAAATCAATCCATCAACAAATTGCAAACAGAAAGAGATGATTTTGCGAAAAAGGCAACTAAATACGAGATGGACTCGGTAAAAACAAAGGTCGCTCAAGAATACGGACTTCCGGCAAAAGCAACACAGCTTTTATTTGGAAACAACGAAGAAGAAATCCGTAAAAATGCAAAATTATTTGAAGAAGTCTATCGGTCAAATTTTAACACGGCCCCATTGGCAAGCACAGAAACGCCAGTAGAGGACCAAAGAACAGCGGCATTTAAACAAATGCTCGAACAAATGCGTGGTTAAACCACAGAAAGAGGTATAAATCATGAGTACAGCAAACGCTTTATCACAAGCAACAAATTATCCAAAGTTTTTGGCAAGTGAAGTTTTCTCTAAAGTAAAAGGTCATTCTACACTGGCAAGATTATCAGGCCAGGAACCGATTCCTTTCTCCGGGAAAGATGTATTCACATTCTCCATGGCAAATGAAGTTTCTATTGTTGGAGAAAATGGGGCAAAACCACAGGGGGCAGCAGCAGTCGCTCCTGTTTCTATCGTGCCGTTAAAAGTAGTTTACCAGGAAAGAATCTCTGATGAATTTATGCGTTGCGCACAGGAAAGACAGATTGAATACTTATCTGCGTTCTCTGATGGCTTCGCAAAGAAAATTGCAAAAGGCATCGATATCATGGCGTTCCATGGCATCGATCCACAGAGCAAACAGGCGTCTGCAATCATTGGCACAAACTGCTTTGATTCAAAAATCACCGGCGGGAACATCATCACATATAACGCATCAACTCCGGACGAAAACATTGACGCTGCAATCGCAAAAGTAGAAGAAGCTGAATATGGCTGCACAGGTATTGCTATGGCTCCGGCTATGCGTTCTGCAATTGCTGCAATGCGCACAAATAACACAGGCCGTGCATATCCTGAATTTGCATGGGGAGCAACTCCCGGGACATTGGGCGGTCAGACATTAGATGTCAACCCGACAGTATCTTATAACAGTTCTTCAATCCGTGCTATCATTGGAGACTTCCAGGACGCATTCCGCTGGGGCATCTGCGAATTGATGAATTTTGAAACAATTGAATATGGTGATCCGGACGGTCAGGGAACAGACTTGAAGAACCGCAACCAGGTATTACTCCGAGCAGAATGCTATGTCGGCTGGGCCATCATGGATGAAAAAGCTTTCGCAACGGTGGAAGCGGGGGAGTAGCGACCGTTGCGCCTGAATCTGCTTCAACTGTTGTCTTTAATACAACAGTTAGCGACATTCAGACGGGCGTGACGGTGACAGGCAATACTATCACTGGTACACTTAAATATTTGGATGAAGGGGCTATACCGACAACGTGGGGAGAAGGCAACTTCATGGTATTGAAGTTCACGCCACCGACAGGGGCAACATATCAGAATATCAAGGTTGGTATGTGGCCATCTGAGGGCTCAGGCATGGTCCCGTTAGATGCAGACTTAAACGGCGTATTTAAAGTAACTGATAAGAACGCTCAGGATTTCAGAGTCGAAACGACCATTAACGGCGTAACCGTCCAGAAAACCTATGACTTATCAGGATTAACTTGTGAGGTTGAATAATGTCTGTTTATAGTGGCTCAAAAGAAGTTGATAAAAAGGCGACCGTAAAAAAGTCGCCTAAAAAATCATCAAAGAAAGAGGATTGATCAATGGCGGCATCGGATTATGTAACAACAACTGAAATGCAAACACTCTGGCGCACAATGACGGCTCAGGAAATAACAAGGGCGACTGCGTTGATTCCGATCGTTTGCAATAGCTTACGAGTGGAGGCTCACAAGGTCGGGAAGGACCTTGATGAAATGATTGAAGATGATGCGGCTTTATCCGATGTTGCAAAATCCGTAACATGCGATATTGTCGCAAGAGTGCTTATGACGAGCACAAACAAAGAGCCGATGAGCCAATTCTCAGAATCAGCACTTGGGTATACCGTCTCCGGGACCTTTTTGTCTCCCGGCGGCGGTCTCTTTATTAAGAAGGCAGAATTAGCAAGACTGGGGCTCAAACGGCAAAAGATTGGAGTGATTGATTTATGTCCATGATTAAAGGCATTGATATCACTCTGTACAACAAGACGCAACAAAAGGACCAGCAAGGGAATCTTGTATTTGATGCGTTCGGTATGCCAGTCTATACCGAAACGGCTGAAACTGTAAGTAATGTATTAGTTGGACAGCCGTCATCTGAAGATATCGTCAATGATATGTCTTTGTACGGGAAAAGATGCGCTTATGTCTTAGGCATACCGAAAGGTGATGCTCATGAATGGAGAGACAGAAAGGTCTCTTTCTTCGGTGAAACATTCAAGACTTACGGACTTCCGATTAAAGGCATTGAGTCAATGGTCCCAATGGATTGGAACACAAAGGTTATGGTCGAACGCTATGAGTAAGAACTTTGAATTTAAACTAAACTATCAAGGCGTTAGGTCGCTTTTGCACTCACATGAAATGAGGGAAGTGTTACTCGGTTATGGTCAGGCAATAGCTAAAAGGGCGGGTGACGGATACGAAGCAAAAAACATGGCGACCCGTGTTATTGCCGTATCCACAACAACTGACAAGGCAAGAAAAGATAACCTGAAGAACAACACGCTTTTGAAGGCAACTGGGAGTAGTAAGAAATGATTGAAAAAACGATATTGGATTATCTCAAAACTCAATTAACAAACATTCCTGTCTATATGGAAGTTCCAGCTAATCCGCCAGCATCATATTGCCTTGTCGAAAAGACAGGCTCAAGCGTATCGGACCATATTCACACAGCGACGATTGTTGTGCAGTCTGTTGCGCCTTCTTTGTACGAGACGGCAAGTCTAAACGAAACGGTCAAAAATGCGATGGATGGCGCAATATCGCAATCATCCATCTGCAAGTGTAAATTAAATTCAGATTACAATTTCACAGACACTGAAACGAAGCATTATCGCTATCAATGTGTCTATGACATTGTGCATTACTAAAACGAAGGGGTGATATTTATGGCAAATTCAGTAGCAAATGTAACTGTTGGCAAGCCTAAAGTATCTGGAGCTGTTTTCTACAAAACAGGCACGGTTACGCCGCCAACATCTACGACATCGTCATTAACCGGATATACCGAATGCGGCTATGTCAGTGAAGACGGATTAAAGAACTCAAGCTCGAGAGAAACAGCTGAC